AATATCCTATGCTTTTAAATTGACCTTCTATAACTGTTTGAGTCTTTACTTGGTCAATACCAATATCCTCAGCTACTAATGTAAAAATCTCTTTACTTCCTGATGTTGTTCTTCCGAATAAATTAGCAAATCCACTATTATTTAGTGCAGTATACATACCTACATAAGAAGAAGCTGCAACATCTTTAGGCTCATTTGCAGCTCTAGCACCTGTATCATTATTCTTAAATACATCATTATACATAAAACCTAAAGCAAAATTATCACCTTCTTCTGGTTTAAATTGAGAATCTATGCTACCAATTTCTCTATATGAATCATAATTATAAATCTGTGATGAAGGACCAGTATTTTGTACTAAGAAATAGTATAATTCTAAAAATGGACCTACACCTGTTTCAAATGGTCTATAAACTATTACATCTAAAGCACCATCAATAGGTACTAATATTTGTTTTGGGAATCCTCCTGGCAAATCATTAAGATATACTGTTGTTGTTGTAAATTCACCACTATTATTAAGATACTGTGCAGCAGAGTTATCCGAAGGTATAATTCTTACCCAATATCTAGCCGTACAGTTAAACTTGTAATCTAACCATCTTACGTTTAAATAATCACCTATTTTTACATCATTGCCAAAAGATCTAAATGCTTTATTAGTTTCAGTTGCATTATTAGTAGAATCTGTAGTGTATAGCCCACCATTTGTAGCATCAAGCTTAGTTCCTACCATTCCTGTTTCAATCCATGCATCTGCATTGTTAACACCTGACCATGATAAAAACCAACCATTAGCAACAAGTTGCTTTACGTTGTATATTGGACTAAACTGAGTATAAGACTTTTGTGCTCTGTTAAAGCTTACCAATAATGATTGTCCTACTTGCTTATAGTTATTAGACGCATCTATAGCAACTGTAGTAGTATTACCTAACGTTTGCGTAGACTGATAAGTTCCTGCACTATTGTAAACATAGTAAGCAATAGTAGCTTCTCTAGTCAATGCACCATAAGCAGTTAAATACCATTTATCTTCTCTATAAAAGCATTCCCATCCAAACCTATTACACATATATTCTAATATGTCATAGTAGTTTAAATATTCTCCATATTGCTCCATTAGATAGTTCTTCTTTAGATACATATTTTCTATGTTTCTAGTAGGTATGTTTGCGGTTTTATAGTATTCGTTAATCCATACATCTAAGGTAAACTCTGTCTTGCTAAAACAATCAATAATTAAGTCTTTAACACTTACCTGATCTTCTGAGTTAAAACCTATACCCTCTACTAAATCAAAGTAATATTTCTTGTTCTTAGTTCTAGATAAACCATCAACAAAGGATAATGACAAGCTATTAAGGTTTACAGGAGAATATTGTACGCTATCAACAGGTATAAAAAACCCTCTCCATATTACAGTTCCCCATGTATAAGAACCATTATAAGTTCCTTTTGTAACAACTATCATATAGTCATTATCATCAGCAGTAAAGAAGTCTTGTAATAACTCAGCATAATTAGTGCTTTGAAATTCGTTCTTTACTATATTTAAAGTTGCCCTTGTGGCAAGTAATGGCGTATAAGCGTTTCCATCTGTGTCTATAGTTTCTATAATAAAAGGGCTATTAGATGCAGTCAATGGATATATAGTAGCACTAGAATAGCCGTCTTTGAAAATCTGAGCCCTATAGACGGTGTTTGTTCCATCAGGGATGGCATATACATCATCAAATATAATCTCGTATTTTGGGTTTATAAATGCCATTAGAAAGTATTATTATTTGTTCTACCTGCCTTGTTCATTAATATTAATAAGTCATTACCGCTTATTCTAGCTTCTAAAGTACCACCACCTGAACCACCTATTAGTGATTTAAGCTTATCTAAAGGAGCTACAACCTCAGGGTTATGACTTGCACCAGGATATTCTCCCATAAGACCCATAGTAGGACCTGAGATTATACCACCATCAGCAAAAGCTGTAGGTTTGGCAGCTTGACTTTGTTTAGATAATCTTGATTTTAAATACGAACCAGCAATTACCAATGCTGCTCCAGCAGCAATAGCAGCAAATGGATTAGAAACAGCAAATGCAAAAGCAGTTATTGCAACTCCATAAGCAATTAAGGCTTTACCAATGCCTATTGCAGCATCTGCAATCATTAAACCAAATCCTTCAAATGGATTAGTACCTTCACCAGCCAATGATTTACCTATATTTTCAGCAAACTTTGTTATTGTTTCTTTTACCAAATCGTTTAAAATTCCATTAATAGCATTAGATGTTTCTTGCCATGTAATACTAAAATCTTTTACTTTATCCTTAGATCCATCTATAGCTGCATCTACTCTTTTTATAGCATCATCTATTTTATCAAACTGTTCTGCGGTATATCCACCAACAGAAGCTAAATCATATAATCCAGCTTTATATTCTTCTAGTATTTTTATTCTATCTGCAGCATTAGCATTACCAGATAAATTTGCAATTTTCATTGCAACATCAGATTGTATTTTTAATGAATCTAATGAGTTTTGTAATTGTCTATTATCAATAATTTCGGCTTCTCTTGCTATTTGTTCAGCGGTCTTTCTAGCCTCTTCAATTTCTTTATTGTTGTAATAAGTAGCAATCTTATCCATTTCTGCCCTATAAGCAGTATAATATGTTGTAGAATCTGTATAACCAGCTTTCCTCATTATTTGTAGGTTCTCTGCTAATTTTAAACCAGCTTCATATTCTTTTTTATCTCTTTCATCTAAACTTTCAGTATAAGCCTTTATTTCTGCATTATTAGCATTTTCAATAGCTTTTAATCTTTCTTCAGCTATTTGTTCTGCAGTTTTACCTTTAATTTTTTTAGTATCAACTTCATTTTTAAACTTGTTTAAATCTTCTTCTGCAGTTGCGTTTTTATCTAATACCTTAGTATATACATCAATCTTTTTTTGTAAATCATTATATTGAGTGGCTAATTGTTTTAATATATTTACCCTATAATTTAATGCTACATTGTAAGGGCTTGCCCCTTTCATGTTTAATCTTTCTGCCTTAGAATAGTTTGTTAAAGGATCTTTTACAAACTTATCTAATAATTCAGCTCTTTTCCCCTCAATAAGTAATTGTTCCTTTGTTAAATCTGTTACAACAGCAATAGCTGCTTGAGCTTTTGCATATTTTATTATAGAAATAGATAGTTTATCAAATGCAACTTTTGCTTTTCCTAAAGCGATTTCCTCTTCCGAATATTTATCAAGAAGTCCAGGATATTCTTTTTTTAATGCTGCAGCAGCCTTAATCCTTTCATTCATTGATGTATTAACATCAGTAGCAACTCTATATAAAGATTGATACTTAATGGTTTCTTGTGTTAGAGTTGTACCAAATTGTTTTGTGAAATCTTCAGCTTGTTTAGTTGATTTACCAAAACTAATAAGACCAGAATCTAATGCTGTAAAAAAAGCAATAATAGCAGAAGTTGCTAAATATAAAGGACCAGTCATACCTGCAAAACTTCCAATTACTGCTGGTAGGTTATTTTGAATACCTCTAAATCCATAAGGTAAATCTTGTATAATTAAAGCAAAATTACTCCATTGCTGATTAGATTTTTTAACATTAGTGCCTGCTTTTCCTGCCGCTGCACCTGCTCTTCCAAATGCCTCAGTAGCTTTGTCAGTATCTTTTGCAGTTTGCTTTATTTTACCATTAAAAATATCTACATCTTTACCTAATACATTAGATATTGCATTTGATAGTGCCTTAGCTTGTTTGTTAAATTCAGCTATGTCTAGGTCTATCTTGACTTTTATATTCTGATCAGCCATTTTGCTTTATTGGTTTTACGTTTTCGTATTTTTTAAGCACTTCACTCAACTCTTCGTTGGTCATCACTCTTTGCTTCACAAAGTTACGATTATCGCAGTCAAGCGACAAAAGCTCTTCAGGCTTAACTTTCTTACCCTTAGGTAGCTGTATATTAATTAAAAGAGTAGTCTGCCATCTTACTCTTAACCATTCTTGTTCTTCCTTATGACGGTAACCATACCAAACAAAATCTAACTCAGCCATCGTCATATCCCAAAACAAATGGGGAAGCACTTGGCACTCCCCCATTGTATATCTTTCAATATCAATCCACTCTAATTTTTTTTTACCGCATCTTTATTTGCTTTCTTAGTAGTCTTTTCTTCTAAACCACTATTTAGGCTTTCTGTTAATGCAGCCATTACGTCTTGGAACTTTTTGCCTCCTATTCCACCCATGTCATCTATCCAATCACAGGTATCTAAATCAGTAAAGCTTGGCGTAATACCTTCTTTATATAAAGGATATTCTGCTGCTGCTTTTAATAAGTTACATATAGCATCAAGTGATTTATCACCACTTAAAGCATCTCCTATATCTGAAGGACCAATTCCTTGAAGCTGACAGAATCTTTTTAAAGACCAGGTGCAAAACCTCATAGGTATCTTAGTCCCATCGCTTAGGGATAGTTCGTAATGTCCTCTCATATTTTGGTGTTTTTGGTGTTATTATACGTTAGTAGCCTGAGTCAATGCTCCTGTTCCTGTGAAAGAAACTGAATATGTTGCTGGGGACTCCATGTCAGCAGTAACATCCATGCTTTCAATAAATGCAAGACCAGACCATATTAAGTCACCTACTACTGGAGTTGATCCAGAAACTGTAGTAAACTTAACTGTAACAGCTGTTCTAGCAGCTAATGCAGTGAAAATATCTCCTACAATATAACTTGCACCTGTTGGGTCAACTGTTGCAAGACCATCTGTAGTT